TCCTGTTGTTCCAGTTGAACCTGTTGTTCCTGTTGTTCCAGTTGAACCGGTTGTTCCTGTTGTTCCAGTTGAACCTGTTGTTCCAGTTGAACCGGTTGTTCCTGTTGTTCCAGTTGAACCTGTTGTTCCTGTTGTTCCAGTTGAACCGGTTGTTCCTGTTGTTCCAGTTGAACCTGTTGTTCCTGTTGTTCCAGTTGAACCTGTTGTTCCTGTAAAACCTCTTGGACCCGTAGGTCCTGTTGAACCAGTAGATCCTGTTGTTCCAGTAGGCCCAGTAGCTCCACCCATTGCATCTGGTATAAAACAATCACACGGTCCTGGCTCATAATCACAAGGTAATTGACCGTTACAAGAGTTTCCATTAGAATCAGTACAAGAACCACAATTCACATACATCCCTCCGTCAACACGCACACCAGATATATAATTTGATGTAGGTATTCCATTAATAGTTTCAGTATTTAAGTTTCTTGTATTGACATTTGTTGTTTCAATATTACTCATAATATATAATGATAAACAAATTATTATGTTTAATATTATTTTGAAAAAATAATATTAAAATGATTAAAGATGTGGTTTCAAATTTTCAAGTATGTAAAATTATTTAGGACAAGGAAATGGGCGCTGTGATTTCTCAACTACTAAAGGCTCCGGCATTAATGTTGCATTCCTACTAAAAAAATGAGCAGTTTCTAAATTTTTCAATTCTGCTACAAGTGGACCTCCAGGATTAACTAAATTTGTTGAATCAATTCCGAATAAAAAAGATTCTATTTCAACAGCATTATTTGAGAGTTGATTCCAAGGAATTTGAGCTGGATTCACACCTAATCCTGGCAATTTTGTAGAATATGCTTTTCCATATTGAGAATTTGGATAAAGTGTATAATTCTCTGAATGTTTATATTCTTTTTGTTCTAAATAATAGTTTCCAGGTGTATTTATATTTCGTGTTGATGCCATTAATAATATATAATATTATTTTCTTTTTTATTTATTAAATCTAACTATTAAATATGTATCCAATATAAATTGCAGATGCCAATGCAATCACATCTTTTGTTATATGTAAACTTAAATCTCCTGGTATTAGAATTTTGAATAAAGTATAAGATGTCCATATCGTAACTCCAAAATTAGTTAATTTATAAATATCCATAATTATATTATTATTTATTTTCATTTATATTATTTTCTATTGAATTTTTTAATGAATCATAATTCACGCTTGTTATTTCACCCTTTTCTAAAAGATCGCAAATACAAGGATGCATTAAATAGAAGTAATCATAAGAAAGTCCAACCATTAATCCGATTTCAGCATCTTGACTCATAAATTTGGTTGCTAGTTTTTTCAAGAGTCCATTCATATTTTCTAATTTACTGAGTTTACTATATATATCATTTATAGTTGAATTAATAATTTCGTCATAATAATCTTCTACTCCAAAAACTTGAAGAAAATCATCTTGATATAATTTATTTACCAAATCATAATTGTCGCTATTTACATTATTGTTATTTACATTATAAAAATGGTTTTGATAATTGCAATTAATTTTTGTATTATACATATTAATATTTTGTTTTATAATCATATTTTTAAATACTTAAAATTCAAAATATGATATCCAATTACTTAGACATATTGGTCTGTAGTATGTGTATTAAAATAATCTTTATCGCGTGTAAGCTCACGAGATGGTACTCCTCCACGAATCCATCCGTCAGAAGCAACGCCTTCAACACAATAAGCAGGATTTGTAACACGATCTTTTACACTAGGAATTAGAGGAGTATTAGAATATTTTATATAACTCTTCTCAGTCAATTTGGTGACAGTGCGCTTATTTGTAACAAATTCACCCTGTTGAATTTGAGATTCTAAAACAGGATTAACAGAACCGCGTCCTAGATAAGGAACAGTAGCAAAAGGACGATGGAAAAGATCAATTCTTGCCTTAGGATTTGTTTGAATAGTACCAATTAAAAGCTCAGAGCTCTTATCAATATTACATCCTCCTGCACCAGAACCGGAACCTCCATTATAAAAGACTCCAGGTTGGGTGGTTGCTAAAGCAATTGGTTGTCTCATAGAACAATCGTCAGCAAAGTAATTTTGTAATAAATAATTGGATGCACTTATGTTTTGAATTGAATTTTGATCCTGTGTACATGTGTCATTCCCAATTCTTGACATATTATCAAATGTAAAATTAGTAACATATGCCATATTTATATATAGAATACATTATTTTATTTTATGATAATTAAATTTATGACAAGTTCTAAATTATTCTATTATATAATTATTTAAAATAAACAAAATAATTATATAAAGTTATGATTCTTATTACATCATTTTATATTCCTAATAATGAATTAAGAGAGAAGGAAATAAATTTATGTTTACAAAAAAACTATGAAAATCCATTAATAACAAAAATATATTTATTAAATAATGAAATATATGAATTTCCAAAAAAACTATCATTAAATGAAAATGAAAATGAAAATGAAAAAAATAATAAGATTCAACAAATTATTATTAATAGTTTTCCAAATTATAAATTAAGGTTTGATGATGCAATTAATTTCATTAATAATTGTGAAGAATGTAAAAATAGATATTGTATTCTCTCTAATAGCGATATCTATTTTGATGAGACTCTTGAAAAAATTAACAATACAACTATCACAAATAATGTATTTGCTTTATTAAGATACGATCAAAATGTTGATAATTCTCTTTTTTTATATTCTGAAAATAATAGACCTCGCATTAATTCTCAAGATTCTTGGATTTTTAAAAGTCCACTAAAGATTGATATAAATCGCATTGACTTTGAATTTGGTGTTTTAGGTTGCGATAATGCATTTGCAAATGTAATATACACTTCTGGAATTTATATAAGTAATCCTTGTTACGATATTAAAACAATTCATGTTCATTCATCAAATTTTAGGACATACAATAATAATAGTTGGATTTGTAGAGATTATTGTTATGTTGTCCCTTGTAGATTGAGAGAAATGCCAAATGTTTTTTTAACAGATTGGTGCGGAAATCCAATAAAAACCAATTGCAAATTGCAAAATAATTAATAAAGAGTATATCTGTAATTGTCTTGGACCAATGCAAAAGGATTTCCTTCTTTGGCACTTGGCATATTTCCATATAAAAATTCACCAAATGCTCCTTGATCAGATGCAACCCTAGTATTTGGATTAGAATTGAAAATTCTCATAGATTGGTCCAAATAAAAGTTCTCTCCTAAATCTCCAAATAATTGTTTATTTGTGTCCTTGATACCAGGATTCAAGCTTTGAACCATCTTTTTAACATTTCTGGTAATATCTTCATCTACATCTGGATTAAAAGAAGGAGGTGCAGCCTTCCTTTCTGGATCATCATTTATTTGCGTCAATAAAACATTATTGAACGGATTTTTTTTATTAACTTGTTCAAAATCACTCTTTAAATAATATTCCAATGTTTCAGGATTTCTAATTTTTATTTGATTTTGCGAATAATTATCTTCAGCTCCTTGAAAAGTAACACGTTTTCTAAACCCTTCCTTTGATTTTGAATTAGGATTTTTATAAAAATTCATTAAAATGATTGCAAACAATGTAACAAAGCCAATAAACAAAATTCTTAAAGACATTGTAAAAATAAATCCTAAAATAGTTAATATGATTACCAGTCTACTAATAGAATTCATTTTTTCTTCAAACGACATTTTAGGACAAGGCCATAATTGTGTGACATAATTTTTGTTTAATAATATTGTAGGGTCATTTAACCAGAATGTATTTGACATATTATATATAATAACATTACTTAATTTTTATGAAATTCAATTTTGTAAATCATAAAAATTATAAATTAACTTTTCTTCTTATTCTTTTCATTCTTCTTCCCCTTTTTCAAGGGTTTTGCTCCAACTGGTGTTTTTTCCACTTTCTCTCCTGTGCTAAATACAGAAATTAATTGGTCGTCTGATAGCCCTTGTGTTTGTTGCTGATGTGTTTGTTCTTGCTGTTGTTGTTGTTGTTGTGATTCTACTTTACTCTTCATTCTTTCTTTCATCTGAGCCAACTTCATATTCCGTTTAAGCTGAGATTGCATTGCATTCATATTCATTTTACCACCTCCAGCAGCAGCACCACCCATTCCCATCTTACTCAACATACTCTGAATATCTCCCATTCCAGGCATATCCTTCATCTTATTCATAATTTCAGTTGCTTCTGCAATTAATTCGCTTTGTTTAATATCACCAGATTTGATTTTGCTATCTAATTTATCTCCAACATTTTTTACCATTCCCATTAGTTTTCCTGGGTTTTTAAATATGTTTTGAAATACTCCTTTAATATCACTTGGATTATCCATATCAATATTAAGATCATTTGCAGTATCTTCTGCAATCTCTTTTGCCAAATCACCTAGTTTTCCACCTAACATATTATTAATATGGCTATGAATATCATTTGCAGAAGGCATATTTTCTGATTTCGGATTATTTAAAGGAACACCTTCTGGACATTCGTCAAATGAATCAAAATTCATATCATCAAAGAATCCTTGCATTTTTCCAAAAGTTTCCTCCAACTTACTTTTAAAATCATCTTCATCAATATTTTCAAAAAATTTTGAAGTGCTACCAAATGCTTCTTTGTTATGAACACATCCAATAATAGAAATAGATATTAATTGTAAATACCTCCATATTGTTTCACGAGTTTTATCGCTAATATCAAGTTTCCATAAATATTTGAAGCTTACGCCAGGTAAAAACTCTGTATTTACAGTTGATTCCTCATTGAAAATATCCGGATTTTTGTATATAATTTCAAAAAAACAAAGAGGGTAAATCGTTAAACTATGTTTAAATATAAATTTAATACGCGTTTCTTTGTCTTTCATAATTTCCACATTTTTTGCTTCTTCATCCTCTATGTCATCAAATGCTTTCGGTTTCCACCATTTGTCAATAAGTCCCTCGTATTCTGGAAAAGTATTTTTAATATCACCAATAAAATCAGGGATTATTTTAATAAATTCCTCTGGAGGTTCTGCATTTATATTTGCCATTTATATGTCTTTTAGAATATTATATATTTAAATTAAACTCAACCATATTTATTTAATTCCAATAATGGAATGCCAGATTTGATAAATTCTGACAATATTTCATTGCTGTTAATTGATTTTCAGTATTCATACTTTTTAAAGGAGCTCTAAATCTATTAATTGCCTCCAAACTTTTGGCACTCCATTCACTTAAATTAACAACATCCTCACCATAATCTTTTTCTAAAAAGAAACTAACATCTCCTGCTTCAATAACATCTTTGTATTTTAATACTACATACCTATACCAAACATCAATAATTATTTTTGGATTTGTTTTTCTAAAAAATATGAATGCATTCTTTGCTAATCTTAGATCAGGGTCATTTGGAAAAATGGAAATAATTGCATCTGCAAATTCCATAAATTGTTCATTAAATGCCTTTAATAATTGATTTTTCATTTGTGTTTCAACAGGTATTCCTATATTTGACATATTTTATTTACTATTATATTTTTAAGTTCAAATTATAAAATAATTTAAACGAATTATTATGTAGCATACATTAGTGCACAATTTCCTCCGACAAAATTCACTACATTTATTCTTTCTTCAAATAATATAAAATTAAAATTGTAATCATAAATCCTCCAAGTTGGTTTATTTATTCCTATAACATTTCCTGTTTGTGGATCACATATTGTTAACGATTGTGCAAGAGGATCTAATGGTGGTATTATCGTGTTAAGTTCAAACATTATATTTGAGAAACGACTCATATTAATTGCGCCTGAAGGTTGTAAATCATATGGAGATGTATTAAAACAAAAATTATAACAATACAAACCATCTGGTGCATTACCATTTGTCCTTACGTATTTTTCAATTAAATTGTATACAGTCTCTGGCTGAATATTCTCTCTATAAGAACCATCTAATAATATTCCTAAATTCGTTAATATATTTTTTTCATTTTCAAAACTATAAGTTCCTGAAATCATCCATCCAGTAAGTTTACCATCTACATTTACACCAGGACCAATTGGTGTAGGAGTTGGTACTCCTCCATTATATCGTATAACTGTATAATTACTTGTAGTTGGTGCTTGAATCAAATCATTCGGAATATATCTATAAGGCCAATTTGTATAGTTGCTCCATTCATTGCGTAAGTTTGCATCACTTCTTTGCATATAAAACATATAACTACTTATCATACCAAGTGAATCTAATTCAATCTTATTAGGTCCCGTTATATTATAAAATATACTTTCTCTCACTTGTTTAAATAAATACTTCTGTTCATTCAATGCAAAAATTCTAGATTCTTCATTAGAGAGAAAACAATAAGTACAATTCAAATGCACATCTGCGTTCCAAATTGTTCGCTGGTCTGTATATGAATTCACACCTAACTCAATATCGGGTGGTGTTTGCAAAAAACGATAAAATTGCATATACCACAAATTAAAATTTGGTGCAATATAAGGATAATTGTTTTCAGCATCAAAAACATCGCGAATTTGAAAAAGTTCTTGAATTGGTCTTAATGTTACTGTAATATGTAATTCATTGTATTGGAGAGATACTAATGGAAATCCCATTTGCGAACGTAACCCAAACCAAGCATTTAATGGTATAACAAGTGTTTTACCACGAATTGATGGTTCTGCACCAGCAGGGTCAGATGTGTAAAATGCATTTGGATAAGAATTCACACGTGTTCCTGAATTGCCTGGATCATTCAATTGTGGAATATTTCCAATCATTTTATCAAAAAGTGCCTTTTTATCAGAATTGAAATCTCTTTGAACCTGTGATAACAAATACGCACCAGAAAACTCCTGTATAGTTTGATTTCCACAAGTAATTGTTATTCTTGATATTAATTGTGCACCAATATTCTCAATCCAACGGAATTCATATGGAACCCATATACCACTATTTTGTTGTTGTGAATTTGTATCATTTGAAGGAGGCATAATTGGACTCCATATCTGAGGCAAATCAACTGATAAATAACAATCCATCAATAAATCTGCATAACGCTTAATCTTAAATGTAAATACTGATTCTTCTGTTAAACGTAAAGTTTTAGCTCCTTCAAAATCAATACGAAATTTTTGCAGACCAAAGTTACTGTACTTTGCATATGTGCTTTTGAAAAATGTCTTTGTTGGATTACCAGTTAATATTATATTTTGTTGCCCTTCTGATGCTAAGTTCATTAAACCACCTGGCATTATTTATTATAATATATTGATAATATATTTAATTAGAATTAAAGCAATAAATATATAAATTTTATTATTCAGCAATATAATTTATTTATTATAAAAATAATATATTATATTAGATATGCCAGAAGGAATGATGACGTCAACAATTCAAAATGCTGGTCAAACTGCAAAAGACCCAGCTAAATTTGTAGGAGATATAATGAAGTACATTGTAAATGCTAAGGAAACATTTATTGTTTATTTTATAAGTGTTGTAATTATTATTATTATTATTATGGCATTGATTTATTATTATTTTGAAAAAAGTTATATTTCTAGAAATTGTAAAACAATGGATGATTTATACGCTGAAAAGAACTTAAAAATACAAAATATTAATCCATCTGATCCAGATTCTTCATACACTTTAAAAGATTATTATATTAAAACTGCATTTAACTGCTGTAGCATAGGTAGTTATAAAAATTCATTTGTAAGTAATTGTATTTTCAAAGATTTAGTTCGTCAAGGTGTTCGTGGATTTGATTTTGAAATTTATTCTATTAATGACCAGCCTGTTGTTGCAACATCTACTGAAAATGATAATTATTATATTAAAGAAACATATAATTATGTATCATTTTCTGATATAATGGATATTATTACAAATAGTTCTTATGCTCCGAATCCAACTGATCCTGTTATTTTTCATCTTAGAATAAAAAGTACGAATCAAACTATGTACCAAAATTTTGCAAATTTATTTAAAAAATTTGATAACTTCTTTTTAGGACCAGAATACAGTTTTGAAAATAAATTTAAAAATATAGGTGATATTGGTTTACTTCAATTAAAAGGAGATTCTAATACTTGCAAAATTGTTGTAATTGTAGATAAAACTAACACATCGTTTATGGAATGTAAAGATTTTTATGAGTATGTTAATATGACTAGCAATTCTATATTTATGCGAGAGTTAAGTTACTTTGATGTCAAAAACACACCAGATATGTTAGAGCTTATTGAATACAATAAAAGATTTATGACATTTGTAATGCCTGATAAAGGAGCAAAACCTGATAATCCGAATCCAATTTCTTGTCGTGAAATGGGTTGTCAATTTATCGCAATGAATTATAGTAACTTTGACGAATATTTAGCGGTTGATTGTGCATTTTATGACCATAATGGTTGTGCGTTTGAATTGAAACCTGAAAGACTTAGATACAAGCAGGTTTATATTGAAGACCCTGTTCAACAAAACCCTGCCAACTCTTATGAAACAAGAAATGTATCTGCTGATTATTACAAGTTTGATATATAAATTATTTATCGTATTGAAATTTATAATTTGAAGACACTATATAATAACATCTACTACAAGAAATATAGAATAAATAAAATGTAAACATTGAGAATAACGCTCCATACGTTGTGTAATTATAAAAATAAGAAGGGAAAATTGTAACTAATGAAAAATAATGTAAATTGCGTTTATTGTAAATATCTAAAAATATTCCATTATATGCAATATTAGAATAATTATTTGAAAGCTCTAATGCTTCTTCAACGTTGTATGGTTTTATAAAATATAAAACAAAATACAATATATCAATTTGTTTATTTAACATTACTTGCAGTATATTATAATATATCTTTATATTGTAAACCCTTCAACAAATAAAATAGAACATTTTATTTCAGCAATAGTCGGATTCCAGTGCATCCGAAGGGCGCGTCCCATTTCAAATCTTCACTATTATAAAATATAAATTACAAATGCGTATTCAAAATAACAATTATTATATAATTATATTATTATATTAATATAAGAAAAACATGCGAAACATATGTGATAGAGGAGTATCTTTTGATGATTGTGAATTAACTATCTTAAGAGCTGCGGTAGATGACGCTGAAGAAAAAATTGGCAAAAGAATTATTAATTCACCCGAAATTCAAAAAATTATTGAAATTGTTGAAAATTTTATTAAAAAAAAAAGTCTTATTTGTTATGGTGGTACTGCGATTAATAATATTTTACCAAGAGAAGATCAATTTTATAATAGAGAAGTTGAAATGCCTGATTATGATTTCTTTACCTCAAATGCACTAGATGATTCTATCGAACTAGCGAATTTATATTTTAATTCTGGTTTTACGGAAGTTGAATCAAAATCTGGTCAACATTTTGGAACATTTAAGGTATTCGTTAATTTTATTCCTGTTGCTGATATTACTAATGTTCCAAAGGAGTTATATCAAAGATTAAAGGCACAGTCTATTAAAGTTGCTGGTATTTATTATGCACCTCCAAATTATTTAAGGATGTCAATGTATCTTGAATTATCTCGCCCTGCAGGTGATACAAGTCGTTGGGAAAAGGTTCTTAAACGTTTGACTTTACTTAATAAACATTATCCTTTGACAGCTCATCAATGTTCACATATTGACTTTCAGAGAGAAATGGCAGATAAAATTCGCGGTCAAGAAATTTACGAAACTGTTAAAGAAACACTAGTTAATCAAAGTGTAGTTTTCTTCGGTGGATATGCAATATCACTCTATTCAAAATATATGCCTTTTGCTCTTCAAAAACAATTGAAAAAAATACCTGACTTTGATGTTATATCCAATGACCCCGAGACAACTGCTGAAATAATTAAAGAACGTCTTAAGGATATTAATATAAAAAATGTCAAAATTATTAAAAGACAACCTATTGGAGATGTAATTCCAGAACATCTTCAGGTTCAAGTTGGTGCGGATACTATTGCATTCATATATTACCCTATTGCGTGTCATAGTTATAATAATATTGTCATACAAGGAAAAATGATTCGCGTAGCAACTATTGATACTATGTTGAGTTATTATTTGGCTTTTTTATACACTGGTCGCAATTATTATGATGTTGACCGCATTCTTTGTATGGCAAAATTCCTTTTTGAAGTACAACAGAAGAATAGATTAGAACAGAAAGGTCTCCTAAAAAGATTTAGTATTACTTGTTACGGTCATCAAGAAAGTCGTGAAGAAATGCGAGCTGAAAAATCAGAGAAATTTCAAGAATTAAAAGATAAGCGTGGAACTCGTGAGTTTAACGAATGGTTTTTAACATATCGTCCTGTTGACGTTTTAAAAGCAAAGGATTCAAAGGATTCAAAGGATTCAAAGAATAAAAAATTAACCACTAAAAATAAGAAAATAAATAATAAACCAAAAAAAACAAAAAAAAGAGGTAGAGGTGGTATTTTCATATTCAAATAAAAAATGCTTAAATATAAATTTCAAAAATAAATATAATGAAAATATTATATTTATTTTTTATATTAGTAAATTCCGAAAAAATTATTACAAACATAAATATTCCTTCTTGTAGAAATTGTCTTCATTATAAACCTCCTTTATACAGCAATGATTTTTCATATAGTTTGAGTAAGTGTGAAAAATTTGGAGAAAAAGATATAGTTACAAATAAAATAACTTATATGTTTGCAGAAAGTTGTAGAAATGATGAGTCAAAATGTGGAAAAATAGGTAAATATTATGAAAAAGAAATAAACATTGAAATTAAAATTTTGAATCACTTAATTTTGAGTAATATGCCAAACTTTTTACTTACAACATTTACTTGTATTTTTTTATCTTGTTTATTTTTTTCTGAATTCAAAAACAATAATCCTCAATAACAATAGCATAAATATCTTGTATTATCTTGTTTAAAATCTTGAACAATATATTATTTTTATATAAATTTGGATTAACGAATTTTTTCATTAAATATATAACATATACAACCCATAATATTATACTTTCAATAATAATTTTCATTATACGATGTTTAATTATATCAATGAATCCCAAGTCTTCAAGATAACTGCACATTTGAGTCTTACTTTCTTTAATAAAAAATAAATGTATATCTAAAATACCTGATAATATACGATGATAATTACTTTTTTCATTTTTAACAGATAATAAATAATGTAATTTATCAGAACCTAATAATTCCAAATAAAGTGTTTTAATATTCTCTTTCATACATTCATTTGATTTATCAAGAGAGAAATCGTAAGGAAATATTCCATCAATATATTTATTTTTGCGCGTCAAATTTCCATTTATCATAAATGGAACAAAACAAGAGCGTTTAATATATTCAATTAACTGATTATTGTTATGGAAATCTGATTTAACAATTTTCTCCTTTGTATGAATGTTATAATAAGAAATAAATAACTTGCCTGATACTCTTTTACAGAAATCATTGGGTTGTTTTTTTATTATTCTCTCTAAAACTCTGTTTATAATATCTAATTTTTGTGTCTCTTTGAAAGACTTAATTGTTATATTATATATTTCTGAAGACATATCTAATTCATCTATTAAATATAATAATGCAGATAAAGAACCTATACTACAACCAGATAATTTATTTATTTTTATGTATTTTCTTTTTTCCAACTCTTTTAAAAAATATAATGCTCCAATTAAATAACTACCGTTAAAAAATCCACCATCTAAAACAAGATTTATTTTCTTTTGTTTTTTAAGGTTTTCAATTATATGTTCAGGTAATTCATCTATCAGTTTATTTACGTACGCCTTTATCATGTAAATAAACCACATATTTTTTATTTGTTATTTAATTTTAATTAACAAATATAATTATTAACCATACATTTGTCTAATCTCTGAATAAGTCATATTTCTTCCTGTTTTTTCTTTGAATTCATCTGCACCGTCCTTCATAATATTTATTACATTTTCACCCGTCAAATTATGATTTTTTATGTGGTTTATAATCTTATTAACCCCTTCATTTTCTAATTTTATAATAAGATTTTGTTCTTTATTAACAACAGCGTCTAGATTTTTAGCACTTTTGCAGTTCATTTAATATAATACATTTTAATGTAAATTATCTTTAAGCAATAATCTAAAATTTACTGTATGTATTCATAATTTTTGAAAGTATATAATACAATAATCCAAATAATATGCTCATAAAAAGTAAACCATATATATTTATATTTCCATCATTCGCAAAAAGCGCCGGAAAAAATTTGTATAAATACTTCTTAAAAATTGGTAACTGGAACAAAAAATAAAGCACTGAAATTAAAAGTGGAATTTGAATCTCATCATATATTTCATCTAAGCTATCTCCATTCTTAATATTTCTATTGTAATTATTTATTATATCTTGATTGTCTTCATAATCACTAATATAATCTTTTTGTTGTTCTTGAGGAATGTAGTTTGCTTGAATTTTAGGGTCGTGTATAATATTTTCTGTACTTTGAGGAATATCTCTAGATGGTAATTGTGTTGCTCCCGTAACACTTGCTTGTTGTAATCCATTTACTATTTGGCTAATTGTTTGTTGATCTAAAGACATTCCTTGATGTTGTTGTGGTTGATTTGATTGTTGTAAAGAAGAATTATCGCTAATTTGCATAGAAATTCCTACATTACCTCCCACAGAACCTCCACCAATAGGGTCTGTTGGTAAATCCATAATACTTGTACTATCGCCTGACATATAATTATTATAATCAAATTATTTATAATAATTACGCATATTACTTATTCTACAGTTTTCATATTTTTATCACATTTTATTGTTTTAGAATTATATTTATAACATTTATCTTGAAATCTATATACTTCTCCATTTATTTCTGAAGAAGCAGGAGCCTTTAATATTATACAATTTTTCTCCTTACAAACAGTTCTAAAGAGAGAAGCAAGGCCTAACCCCAACAATATTGACATTAAATAATGACCACTTGTTGTATGTAAAAATTTTGATAAATGCATTTATATATTACTATAATAATATATTAATTTTAACTATATCAATTTTGCACTGGAATTGTTCTTATTTTAGTTTCATCAATTGGACAAGTTGTTTCAACTGCTTCGTAAATATAACAATTGTCTGCATTATCTTTATACTGTACAGTTCCAACATTTTCTGGAGTTGGATATACATAAATTGTTTTCAAGTCTGAACCACTAACATATGTAAAAAATACACCAATCGCAAAACTTATTAAAAATAATGGTAAATTAATATACTTACTTATCATTTATATTAATTAATTATTTTAATATAATTATTTGTTATTTTATTCTTCATTAATTACGAGTTTTACCTTCTTCTTCTTATTCAATGTAGGTATGCTCTCTACCACAATTGGTGCATTCATAGGAATTTTTGTAGCTACAGTTCTTTTTATTTTTTGTGGCATTCCAAAACTCATTGAAACAACAGACTTTTCTTTACCACCTACATCCGTTTCAAGTTCTCTAATTGTATTTTTATTTTGGACTAAATGATATGTTTTATCATCTTCATCATAATCTATTCCGATGTAAGCATATTTTTTATGCATTATTTTTTCTGCAGTTGGGTTAATTTCATTTTTATATAATTCAACTGCATCTAAAACATATTGTGTTGTACCACTTGCCTTAAATTCTTCCATCATTGATTTTAATGTATCAATGTTTTCATAAAATTCCTTTTTAAGATTGTCAAGTTTTTCTTTCTTATTTGGATTATCTGTAATATTATTTAACATTTCAAAAAATAAATCAAACATCTCAGTACTACCTTTTATATTTTCTTTAATTTCATCAAATTTCTCAACAGCTTTCTCTGGAGTAATATAACCAAATAATAAATCATTTTTGTGTATTATAACTTGATTTTTAAATTCATTTAATTCTTTTTCAAACATATTAACAACATTGCGAATACTAGTTGTTGCACTAAGATTAATATCAATATTTAATGGACAAGGCTCATTCCTATCTCCACATAAAGCAATTAAATGCCTATCTTTATAATTAAATGGTCCTCCATCAATAACTTTAGTATCAAAAATAGTGCCAACAGGTCTTTTACAATTTATACACTTTTTCCTCAACTTGTTAAATTCAATTTGCTTGTCCTTTAGACTTAATCCTTTTGTAGCTAAAATTTTCTTCTTTTGATTATTTAAACTCTCATCATACTCATTTTTTAGCCTGTAATATTTTTTAACAGCTTCATCAAATTCTTCATCATCTTGTATTTCATATGAATTGTCATCATTATCAAAACTAGATGATTTAGACTGTCTTTCAATTATTTCTTGTCTTCTTGCATTTAATTCTTCTGATGATGGGCTTTTTGTTTCTTCTTCCTGTTCTGGTTCTGGTTCTGATTCTTCAGATTGAACTTGAGGTTCAATATTAAGTTCTTCTATTATTTCTTCATTATCACTCATACTATAATTATAAGAGATTAGATTTATATTTTATTCTACTTAAAAATTTATAATTTTAAAAATTATATTTTCTTATGTAAATAATCATATTCATTATCCCAATTTGGAAGACCAGTTATAAGATTTTGTTGAGCTCTCAATTTTGTATCTTGATAATTCTTTATTTTTGATAAAATATATTGTTGTTTTTCTCTGTTTTTCTCCTCCTTTTCAGACGGCGTTAACTTGCCTTTGTATTTATAAATAAGTATTAATCCAATAAATAAAAATAGTAACGCTCCTAAACTCATATTAAATATTGTATTGTAATATTTGTCCTTAAAATCTTTGCACTGCTTTAATGTTTCATTCAAAAAATATTTTACACCTGGTTCAATTAATATAGGTTTAGTAAACTCTTGGAAGTTCATAATAATTACTTTTATTATATCAAAATAAATTATACACAATATCTATATGGCAGATGAAACAGAAACTACAACAGATGGTTCATTTATTTCAATTATAACATTTTTAATTGCAACGTTAGTATATTTTATTGGTGGTATTAAACCAACACTTACAATAGATGCATTAGACAATACTAGTGAATCAAATGCAAAATTAGCTAAATACACTAAAGATAAAAACATTTCTATTGTTATTTATATTTTATTAGTTTTAGTTGGTCAATATGCGGTAAATTCATTTGTATTAATAACAAAATGTGGAGGTGATGTAGGTAAAAATATGGTCACTGCAATCTTTATGACCTTTATACCTTGGTTTTTAATATTTGGTGCCGTAGTTGGTATCCTCTTGATTTTTCCTGGGTTTAAATCAGCATTCTCTAATGTTGTCGGTTATTTTGCTGTTGCTGGTAAAGCCAATACAGTTCTAACCACATTATTACAAAATTCAAAAATTAATAATTCAATTAATAATGATGCAAGTGTTACAACAGAAGAACAAAAGAAAGAATTATCTAGTGCAGCAGAAGCAATTTTAAAGTTATGTGGTGATACAGGAATTCTTATTAATCAAATATCACCTGATAATTTTTCAGAATATTGGAAATTATTACATCCTTTAATGAAGCCTGAATACAAAGATGAAAGCAATGCAATGTCCTTAAAAAAAGAATTGCTTGAACTTGTTTTAATGCGTGATTCAATTGGCGAATTTTTATGGTATTTTTACACTGCAATGTTATTAATTTCTATTGTTCAAATGAAAATTGCAACTAAAGGATGTAGTGTTGATTCAGCTACAATGGAAGCAAATCGCCAGAAATATTTGGATGCTCAGGCCAAAGTTCAGACCGATAAGGATGCACTTCAATCTCAAACATACACAATTTAATTTATCTTGTATTATCTTACTAATTATTTTATTGAAAAATTAATAAAATAATATTGTTATCTAAACAAAGAACGTTGAGCTAAATAATATAAGACAAATAAATAACTTAAAATTCCTAAAATAACTGCCAATAGCCATATTGGAAGAATCGTTTTATTTCTATAACCAACTCCAAATTCACGAATGCTCCCATCATTTTTAAATAAAAATCCGGGTTTCCACATAACTATTAATGCAAATATTGTCATAAATAAAAATATTGACACAAGTACTGGATTATTTCTTATAAAATTATGATACATATTCTATGTTATACTATAATTATAAATAAATTTAATTTAATTAATTATAATTATTCGCGAATATTTTAATCTTCATTTTGTTCCCAACCACTCCATTGATTTGAGTCTTGATCATCTTGGTCTATTTCATCATCACTATCACCCCCTTCTCCTTTTAAATTTGATAAATCATTGTCTTCCATATCTATTTCATCATCAACTTGCTCCTCTTCCAAATAATCATCTATATATTGAGAAATATTTTCGTCTGTTACCTTCTTGTTTTTTCTAACATTTTTCTCTACTTGTGTCAACTTTTCCATTTCATCTCGTTCTTCATCGTAATCTTCCGCCACGTATTGGGTTAACCCCTTCTTTAACCCCTTATTCCAACGACCTAATTTATTTTTTTTCAATTCTGTATCAACATCTCTCTCTTCATCAGTTATTGCTTCTAATCTATCAGTAAATGTATTCTTTTCCTTTTCTTTTGTCTTGAATAAAATATCCATAATATTTTCATAACTCATATCTACTAATGATTTATGTTCATTCATAATATTAATAAATGCTATAAGTAATTTAGATGTTCTTTCTTTCAAATCTGCAATATTTCCTGTCATAATAATATCATTACGAATTTTCTTTGGTTCAAGACGCTGTTCTTTAAATTCTAACTCTTCTAGTGTTGTCAATTCTTCTTCAAATTCTGGATTAGAATTTTCTGTTTTACTCTCTTCAGGCAATTCTAAATTTACCATTTCATCATTGCTTGACAATTTTATGTATGCAACTAATGTTTGCAACATATAATTTTCAAATAACAACATACTAGTTCTCCTATCAAAAATATTGTAAATCTCCTTATCATTATAATTTATTTCGGTAAATGATGGAGTTTCCAATGCTAATAACAATAAATTCTTGCATTTGTTTTGAATTGTCTTTAGTACATTAACTAATTTATTATCATCATAAAAAATTCTTAATCCTGAATAATAATCACGTATGTTATTACGAATATCATTTTGATGGTTTCTTGATAACTTCAAATAATTCTGAATTTTAACAGAAGTATAATCCACTTTGTTGAGAATAATATTTGGAAATACATTAATCATATCTCTCATAAACTCTTTCACAAATTTAATAGAATTATATTTAATGTTATCTGATATGGATTTACTCATTCTTTCTTTTGTTCTTTCTTCTTCCATAGACTCCCATTTCATTATTCCATCAATTGCATTATAAATATCTCTACCTTTTAACTTTGATAATTTTGCATTTTCTTTAATAAATTCAACTATTTGTTGTTTCATATTTTCGTTGCTTCTTCCCAAATAATTTTTTAGTGTTTTCATTTCTTGAGTGTCATTTTCTACTGCAAGCTCATATGAATCTAATATACCATTAATGTTATCCAATAATAGGTTTGGTATAACTTCATCATTTTCTGCAGTTATAGATTCTATTAAATCTCTCATTTTCTGTATTGGTTTCTCAACAAGAGGATTAACATTTATATCTATAATATTATTACGTTCAATTACTTGCATAAGTCTCAATAACATTTCACTATTATAATCTCTTCCTATCTGTTTCAATTTACGAATCATTTCGCTCAAATTATCCGTGTTTGATAAAAATCCGGTTTCAGGTTTATCTGCACATATCGGCAATAAATCTTCATTCATTGGAATCAATGAAGTAAATCTACAGTATTTAATAAACGCAAGATATATCGTTTCTTCATTGTATTGGTCAGTTAAAGGAGGATATATATTTTTTGTGTTCTCTTTTGAAAATAAAAATGGGGCAATTGTAATTGCATTTATATCATATAATAAATTTTCTAGATTTTTTACAATTAAATTATAATTTGTAATATCAGGCTGTATCTCTTCAAAATATTGAATTGTATTATTTTCTCTCTTTTCATTACAACAAGAGTTCTCCAAAAAGGGTTCATTCATAGAATTTGTTAGTAACAACTTAGATTGTTTCTCATTTACTACATTTTGAATTTTTTCTTGTATCGCGAGAGAAAAAACAATAATTTTTGAATGTAATACTAATAATTTCTCTCTTTGATGACCCGAACCTGATTTAAAATCATCTAATAATGCCTTCTTAAAGTGAGAAGATATATTTTCTAGTAGATTACTTTTAATCTTGAAAGGTACAAGTGGTGGAAGAAAATTATTCCATTTTATTAAATTATATTCATCTGGTATTTCTTCACCTACCGGATATTTATTTAAATATTCTACCTTTTCCTCTATTTTGCGAACAACATCAGAGTGTTTTAATAAATAATTATCTGTAAAAGCCATTATCTTTTCTTTAATCTTATCTATTTTTGACCCTTTTAGTGCTGTCCAAGGTTCTATAGAGCTTTTAGATTTCTCTGCAATGCAAGCTAAATAAGTTATTCCTGACATATCTCCATTTTTACCTTCAATTGGGTATCCATTAAACGACCTTACACAACCAGGATATGTTTTACGTGTTTTAATTCCAGGTACACTTGTTTGAACTGCTATTAAAAATCCACCTAAAGCCAAATAGAGAATTGTCAAATTGTAAACTTCTGTATAAGATGGTAGCTTCTTACCTTTTTTTGCCATCTCTTGTACTTTTACCTTATGTTCATCCTCTTTTATTAGTGCTACTCTTAATGCATCTAATACAATTTTTATTATAAATTCACGACTTTCGGTCATATTAATTCCAATAGAACCAGATAAAAATGTAATAATATTTGATATTATTCTTGATTCTTTTGTTTCTAATTTTCCCTTTGATAATGTTGAATTTGTTTTTAAAATATTTTCACCAACATCCTCATCCAAAACACCACGAGTTCTTCTTTTAAATCCACTCTCTTCATAACCCTCTTCAACATCATAATCTATTGCTTTAATAGGATAACCACTATTTTCATCTACCCACATATCTCCATCATCACTCAATTTTCCAATATCTTTAATTAAAATAGCAACCATTTCTTGATATTCATCTTGACCTATCAAAAATGATTTTGCAAGAACAAGATAAAATATCGGCATAAGCCACGTGTTTGTTTTTATGCAATATAACCAATGTTTATTTCTTGGATCATTAGACTCTTCATCAATAGTAGATTCTCTCGTAAAACGATTACAAAATTTTACAATATCATTTTGTTTTTTAACAAAATCTTCTGTTCCCAAAATAGCATCTCTTAGTTTAGTATAAGGTGATGTAATTGCGGCTTCTTCATTCTCATCATTTATACCCAATTCATATTGTTGTTTATTATTTTTATATTTACGATTTTTCTCAATATTTTCTAGACTTTCCATTATACCAAACAGATAATCAAAACTCTTTTTAATTTCTTCTTCTTTAACTTCTTTTGAAAATTTATATTTTTTGTCAAATGCATTAATCATTTCTTTTAATGCGGTCTCAGATAGTTCAGCCTTGTTCAATTCAAATGATTCACACGATGCCCTGTATTTTTTATCAACTTCAATACAATCTGTTTGTAAATTACACAATACATTATCATCTGTTGATACAATATTTTCGTCACTTAATTCAGTTGTTTTAACCCATTTATTAGCTTCTCTTGTATAATACATATATTCTGCATCATCACTTAAATAAACTATTGCTAGGTCACCATCTGCAACTGTTTTCATTCCGTTTAATAACGCATCCGCAATATATGGTGCCTCGTCTAAGTTATAATTATGTTTAGTTATTAATTTACCCTTTAAAAAGACCTCAAACTCTTCTGGTTTCATTTCTATTTGTTCCTTTTCATAATTTTCCAATAATCCATAATTTGTTTTATCGTATTTTTTATCAAAATATATCGTCTTTCCATTATCTTCTTCCAAATCTTTTATATTAGAGTATTGTTTTGCAATAACATATTTTTTACAACTATTATTATCATCTGCTTGTTTTGTGTTGCGACTAGCTAGTTCAGCTTCATCTTCTAGAAATTTATTAACGTTATTGGGCAACATTAATACTATATTTTCTAATGAAACTGCAACATTATATAGTTTCCCGAAATCTTTTGCAGTCATTCGCCTCAATAATTCTGAATTAGTCATATTTTCGTTTAATATTTTTTCATCATAACTATCTAATACATCTTTTCTCATTGAAAGTCTTTCTAATAAATTTACAATTAATGTAGAAGATTCATTGGACGATTGTTTATATGTTGCGTTTTTTAATACTCCAAATAATTTGCTTTTTTCTACAAATAGTTTTTTGTATTCAAGAATTTTTTCTTGTAAAAATTTATTAATTTCCTTGTATTGCATATATGTCAAATCATCTGTGTATATTAAAAAAGGTTCTAAAAAACCGACAACATCCTTTAAGGTTAACTTTCCTTTTATGTATTTTTTAACAAGATTAAATAATACTCTTGTTTTTGGTATAACTACATTTAAGAAGTTTTTATAGTTTTCAAAAGAAGATAAGTCTTTATTTTTTTCAATCAAAAAATAGTTTTTAATATTTTTAAAATAATCTTCTTCTTGAATGTCTAATTCATTATTAACGTCATTTACTTGTATATTTTCTACATTTGTTACAGTGTTTAAAATTTGCCAATAGTTTAAGAAATGCATATTTAAATTCGCCCTTTCCATAATGCTTGATGACGGCAAAGATATTTTAGAAAATCTAATAGCTGGTTCAGGCAATGTTAGAATGGATGAAATTTGAATGAAATCTGGTTGTGTTAATGATACTCTATGACTAATCATTTTTCCACCCTTTAAATTTGTTGCTTCTAATCTAGAAAGACCTAAATTATATTTTTGAATTAAAAAACGTCTGGTTTTTATATTATCATTTACTGCAACAGATGAATAAAAATCACCCAAATTATCTATAATTGCATTAATATTTGTTTTAACCTCTTCACCGTATAAAACATCTTTAATTGATTCAGGATTTACATCATCATACGGTGTAAAATATGGATTTAATTCACTCATTAATGTCACATATTTAATGTTTTCTTCACCAGTTGCACCTGATTTGTAATTTCTCACAATATTTTCCATCTCTCCTAAATCATTAGTTAAATCTAACGATAAAATAGTTGTATTTTCACCTTCTACTTCATCATAATTTACATTATATAATTTTTTTCTATTTTTTGCAATTGGAAGTAACCAATACAATGCGGTTTTGAATTTCTCCAAGTCTTTTGCCAAAGGTTTCCATTGTGAATCCTTTTTAAGAGAATTTGTTACATTCCCATACTCATCAAATGTTGAAAAACTTGAACGTAATTGTTTGAAACGTTCAATCATAATATGTATATTGTTCAAAACACTACTTGTTCTCTCTACACTTGGAATATCTGATAGTAATTCATCTAACAAATCATTCGTTTGATAATCTATATTGTATCTTTGTTGAGATTCTTTTACACCAACATATTGTTTAATTGGACCAAGTTCTTCACCAAACTCTAATTCATTTGCAAATATTATAAATTCTTTTGCTTGATCCTTAACCTCATTAATTGTTATATTAATTTTAGGCCTTTCTCTCTCAAATTCATCTTCTGATTCGGATTCTAGATTATCATCAAAGAGTTCTATCTCTTCCTCTTCCTTTTCTTCCTTTTCTTCTAATACCTTATTTTTAGTCTCAGGTGCTTCGCGTAATTCTATTGTCTCAATAGGTAAATCCTCTGGAATACCTTTATAACCAAAGTTAAGATAAATAACATCGTTATCAGGCAATGTTATCTCAATCATATCAGATTCTAAGTTTGATATTCTACCTGTAATAATTGCTGGATATTCTCCACCAAAATAAATGTTTACCCATTTATCTGGTAGCAATCCATTTTGCCTTGCATATCCCTTTTCAGGATTGCGGTAAATTAAATCAATACCTTTAATTGAACCATCTCCTAATATTCCATCTTTTATTTGCAATGTTCTTTGTTGCATATTATCCACGTTAATTAATTTGATATGTTCTTCATCAATGTATTCAATAATAAATTTGTTATTATTATATATTTCGTTTTCAGGTGATTTTAATAATACAACATCTCCTAATTGCAAGGTTTGTTCATCATCTCCGGTTTGTTCATCATCTCCGGTTTGTTCATCATCTCCGAGTTGTTTATCATTATCCATTTTATTTTCAACTTCAGTATCTACAACCTCTTCTAGATTGGGTTCTTCTACATCTTTAACTTTTATTTCTTCTTCTCCTTCATTTAAATCTGCTATATTCTCTTCAGGGTCCTTTTCAGATTTATTGGATGTTGATGATAACATTATCCTATATTTATAATAGAAATTTTTATCTCTAACGGAAAATCATTAAATATATAGTTTAAAGACATTTTACTATTAAAACTATCTATAAATGTCTAGTGTGATTTACCATTTGAATTCTATTCCTGGTTTTAATGATATTATTTCTCCAAATTCAACAGAATGTTTATCTCCTCTAAAAATAAATAAAATTAATTGTGAAAGTTCTAATAAACAAAAATATAGCATTATTCGTTATAACAAATCATTTCTTTGTGATGACCAGATAACTACAGGAGGATTATTGCGTTCTGTTATTTTAAATAAAGATAATCGTGTAATATCATTCTCACCTCCAAAATCTATACCTTTTCTAACATTCTCAACTCTTTATCCTGAAAAAAGTACAAATATTATTGCAGAAGAATTTATAGAAGGTACAATGATAAATGTGTTTTGGGATTCAAATATTGGCGTTTCTGGTTCGTGGGAAATCGCTACAAGAAGCAATGTTGGAGCAGACGTATCATTCTATAAAGATTCAACTAAACCATCTATTACATTTCGTTCTATGTTTATGGAAGCCGCTACTTATGTAGGACTTGATTTTAATAAACTAAATCCATTATACTCTTACAGTTTTGTATTGCAACATCCACAAAATCGTATTGTAATTCCATTTTCTAAACCACAATTATATTTGGTTGCAGTTTATGAAATTATACATACTGAAGGGAATGTAGTTAATATTGCACCAATTAATATGAATATAATTAAAGAACAACACGATAATTGGAGTCAAACTACTATTCAATTTCCGGAAATATACGAGGACTGGAATAATTGTTCCGAACTAGTTGAAAAATATGCCAGTATGAATACTAGTTATTGTGTAGTTGGAGTTGTCTTAAAAAATTTGAATACTGGTGTAAGAACAAAATGTCGCAATCCTGTTTATGAAAATGTTCGCCATTTGAGGGGAAATCAGCCAAAATTAATGTATCAATATTTATCTCTTCGTCAAGAAAATAAAATTAAGGAATATCTTGTCTATTATCCTGAACATAAAAAGGAGTTTTCATTTTTTAGAGATTTACTTCATAAATACACCATAGCTCTTTATCAAAACTATATTGACTGTTATATAAAAAAGCAAAAGCCTTTGAAAGAATACGGAGAAATTTACAGAACGCATATGTATAATATTCATCAAATGTATGTTAATGAATTAAAAGAACAAGGACGGCATATTACTAATAGAGTTGTAATTGATTATGTCAATAAAGTACATCCTACTTTACAAATGTATGCTTTAAATTTTGATATGCATAAGAGACAAGTAGATATTCTTAAAGTAAATTACGATAGCACTATATCAGTTTTAGAATAAAAAATAATATTAAAAACAAATATTAAAAATACCTATAATAATAATATAAATTAAAATTATATTATTATCTAAATTGTAGTAGGAAAACGGTTGCGGTCTTGAAAAAATATGCCTCTATGACCTTTTATGTAACTTTCTAAGTCATATCTTACTACATTTGCTGGATATAAATATGTAAATTTTTCTAAAATCATATCCATAAAAAGATAATTTTCCATATTTTTTGAAAATTTTAATAATTCTGTTGCTCCATTTTTACTTAGTGCAATACTATGTAATCCTCTAACACTTCCTTTTACAATTGCAACTGGATGTTCATTTACAAATAATCTCTTGAAATGCACACTGTTTACTTCATACATACATACACCCAAAAAAAATAAATTATTAGATATTTTTTCATATTCAATAATTTCATCTATCGTAATATCTTCTATAATATTAACATCATCTTCAAATACATATACCCATTCATCTTCTCCATTTGCAATTATGTCATAAATTGTAAGCATACTATTTTTATTTGATAATATCTTATTTGTTTTTGATAATATATTATTTTCAGGTGGAATTGCTTGGAAAAAATTTACATCAAACCCTACTTTTTCTAATACTTTTTTAGAAAATTGTGCACGTTCTGAATTACTATCGCAAGTTAATAAATAACATTTTCGCATTTTTATAATATATCTAAATTTTTATATTGTTTTTTGCTTTTTGTCTTTTTTGTCTTTTTTGTCTTTTTTGTCTTTTTTGTCTTTTTGTCTTTTTTGTCTTTTTTGTATTTTTGCCTTTTTACATTTTTTGATTTATTTGTTCTTCTCCCTTTTGCACTTGATTCAGCAGTGAGATTATTCTCAGAATTTGGAAGTATTAAAACTCTGTTCCCGTTTAAAAATATATATCCTTGATTATGATAATCTTCGTATTCACCTTCTCTTAACATCTCATTATCATAGTATTTATCTATATCATCTATTTCTTCAAAATCTGAATCTTCAGATTCTTCATAATCTTTAGGAAATTTATCAAATTGTAACAATACATATCTAGCAGTTATTACATCGCCTCGTTTTAACGGTACACCTCTTACTACTATTACGTTTTTCAATTCACCTAAATCAATTCTATTACCACGTTTTGTTATAAAAAAATATTTTTCTCCTTGTCTAAGTTGTAATGGGTGTACCGCATAATTATCAAATAATGAGTTATATGAAATTGAAGTCAATGATGATAATGGTCTATTATTTTGCATTTGTTTATTTATATATTTATACATTTAAAATTTTTTACTAATAGTATCAAACACAATTTTTAATTCCTCAATACATTCCAACATATTCTGTTTAACTATTGAATTATCTGCAATTTCTTCTGCATACGAAACTCGCAAAATACTATCTGAGTCGTGTGGATGCATTTTTATATAACCACAATATGTTAAACTCTTTACAGATTCAAAGAACTTTGAATACATTGCAAACTCTAAACATTTACCTATTGTATAATCATCATCCTCTAGTAAAATATCAAAACAATTTTTAATTGTACTAACAGAAGGCGTAATCTTAATTTCATTTGTTTCAATAACTGTCTTCAATTTCTCCAAACTGTCCTTTAAATATATACAACCGAGTTTTATTAAATCTTGATTTGAGAAAACACCAACAGTCTCTATAACAAAATCAAAACTATCCTTCTTTGTAATACGTAGAGCCTCAAGTAATTTCCAATCTTTCTTCAAAAAGTCAACCTCTTCTTTTGTTTTACCATCATCTTTCCATTTCTGAGCTTTTTTATTTAATTCATCATCAACGGCTACAATATCTAATGTAAACCCATAAGAACAAGTAGATGCAACATTAAACATTGAGTCTTCTTTTAGTGTTCCAATAGAAAGTTCACTAATAAAATGTAATTGTTCTCCGCGAATTTCATCAGAAATTCTTTGTCTTAAACGCACAAAATCAATAAAGTCTCCTGATATTTCATCACGAGGAAATATTTCACGAGTCTCTTTTTCAGGTAAATATTCATTTGTATGAATATTTTTAATTTTGAAATCACCAGTAGTTACATACATAATGGTGTCTGTATTGTTTGCAACATTTACTTCAACCACGTAATCTTTAATTGGAAATCCTGGATCTGTAATATGAATTGGTATACAACTTAAACGTTGTTTAAGAATTTCATTATTAAGACGTGATGTGTTTATAATAATAGAACACTTGTTCTCTTCGTATGGAGTTGTTCTAAATACAACAGTTTTGATATTTGAAATAATTGTTCGTCTAACTGCATTAGCCAAACTAACGTTTATCCCACTTAAGGTGAACTTAAGAGCTCCATTTTCTTCAATTATGTTATCAATGATTGGATTCATTCTATTATCTTATATTATACAGTATATTTAATATAAAATAATTAATCAATTTTTTATTTATTGTAAAAAATGAGTTAAAATAACGATGAAATAAACTTAATATAAAATAATGAGTTCAATACTTTATTATAGTAATTTTTGCGAACATTCTAAAAAATTATTACAAGGTTTATCAAAAAGTCAACTAAGCAAAGACATACATTTTATTTGTATTGACAAAAGAACTAAGGGTGATGATGGTAAAATTTATATTGTTTTAGAAAATCAACAAAAAATTATAATGCCTGAAAATGTTACAAAGGTTCCAGCACTTCTTCTTTTAAATCAAGGTTATCAAGTTATTTATGGCGATGCAATTCATAATCATTTAAGGCCTAAACAAGAAGTTATTACTAGGCAAGCCACAAGTAATAATATGGAACCTATGGCATTTTCATTAGGTGGTGGTGGATTTTGTGGGGTTGCATCAGATAATTACAGTTTCTTAGACATGGACTCTGAAGATTTGAATACTAAAGGAAATGGTGGTATGCGACAAATGCACAATTATGTTCCATTAAATTATCAAGATACCATTACAACTCCATCTGATGAACACGACTATAAACAAGCCAAGCTTAGTGGAGATATGACAATTGAAAAACTTCAACAACAGCGCGATAAAGAGTACGCTGTTTTAGCTCAACAACAGCAAAGAATAAATTAGTTGTATAATTTTTATTTATAGAAAGTATAATAGAAATATTTATATAAATATTTCTATTTATAAATAGTATTAAATGATTTCTTATATGTATAGTTTTTTCAATATATTTTTAAAAAATAATAAGATTGAACCAATTGTTATTAAAAATGAAATATCACAAATTTCAAGTTTAAGTAGTTTAAGTAGTTTATGTAGTATCACAGAATACATACATATTTTAATTGTAGATGATAGTATCTCTTTTTATAAATTATTAAAAAATAAATTTGAAACTGATTTTTGTTATGTAGATTCAGTTACAAATAGTGATGATGCTTATGTATTATTAAAAAATAAAGTTTTTGATTATGACATATTACTCATAGATATATTTCTTCCAAATGTTTATGGTACTGTTTTAATTAAACAAATTCGTGAAGAAATAGATGATAAAATTCCAATTATTGCATTATCTTCTATTCCTGAATTTGGTAATCAGGCCTTAAATGCAGGAGCAAATTTATTTTTTGAAAAAGGTAAATCTATTAATAAATTAAAGGACAATATTGCAACTTTAATATTCAATAAATTGTTATAGATTTTCTGGATAGATGGTTTATAAAAAATAAAAAATAAATAATAAATAAAATATATTATTATTTATTACCTTATAATGGACATTTACTACGAAGTGAAATGAGAATGAGAAAAGGTGTAAAAATATTTATTTATCAATATGTACTACTTTTGCGACGTTTGTTATTATTTTATTATAAAAAACGTCATCTTCTTCTAGATTTATACCACCTGAACATTTAATTAAAATCTTCATATATTCATCGTGTTTCTTTGTTTGAATATCCTTAGATTCAGGATTTACTTCAACCCATTCATTTATTTGTTTAAAATTTTTATGTGCAATATTTTGAATAGCCTTTTTAACTTTCTTTTTATCTTGATCCTTTTCCCAAACATCTTTATCTTTTACATACATTACTTCTCTCTTCAAATCGCTACAATGAATTGGTCTTTTATAAATATCAAGCTCTTTCAGCCCTCTCAAGAAAATATCACTAATCCCTTTGACATATCCAACCTTCCCAGTATTTTCCAAGTCTGTTAATTGAACCTTGAGAGAATTAACAAAATCCATAATATCTAAGGCATCCTTACATTGTTCATTCAAAAAGAAGTTCATATTGAACTTTTGGTTATTATTTGTAGTATTGTTAATATTATTTGTTATAGAATTATTATTTTTAGCTAGTTCCATTATTTGCCTTGATTGTTCTAGTATAACATTTTTAAACTCATTATTTTGTTGTAGAAGAGAAAAAAACATATCTTTATCAAAATTCTTATCGTCAGGAGTAATTTCACCATTAGTTTCTTCGCTGCATTTTTGCTTATGTCTCCATAGTCCTGAACGATCTTTATATACTTTTTTACAGTGACAAACATACTTATCAGCGTTGATAGATGATGCGATTTCACTGTTTTCTGTTGAAATTTCACATTTTTTATGTTTACGTGTGGATAAATGTCTAAGCCATTCAGATTTTCTACAGCATTTTGTATTACATAAATTACAGTTGTAAAATCCATTTTCTTTTGTGAAAAATTCGTTGACAAATGTTGTCATACATTACAACAAGAAATATCTCCTAAATAGTTTTTGCAAAATATGAAAAAAATTATGCTCACACTTTTTTTAGTAAAAAAACTGAAATTAGAGCATTATGATCTAAATCCATTTTTTGAAAAAAAAAGTTCAGAAAGTCTTTTGGCTTTTCGAATTTGGACATTTTTTTTGTCCATTTTTGAAAAGTCGAATCACTTTTGGGTAT